ACTGGTTCGAGAATCTTCTCGCAGCAGTAACGCATATTCTCGATATGTTCTGGAGTTGGATTATTGCTAAGCCCGAGTTTCTTTGCAGTAGGAGAAACAATCATCTCTGATAGAGAAAAATTTTCCGTGAGTTTCATTTTTGTCACCTTTTACTATGTACTTTATTTGGGGTTTAGAGTATAACTAATAATGCGGCCAGATACTGGAGATCCAATGAATTTTTATACCAATGTGACTCGTCATCGAAATCAAATTTTAGTTCGTGGAATATCTGACGGCAAACCTGTCAAGTTTTCTGTGAAATACAAACCTTATTTATTCGTTCAATCAAGTACACAAACCGAACATAAGAACTTGCAAGGTGAATATGTTGGCAAGCTACAGTTCGGTTCAATGTCCGAGACTCGCGAGTTTCTGCAAAACTATGAGAACGTCGCGGGCATGAACATCTATGGCCTCTCTGATTGGCCTTACATGTATATTTATGACAAGTATAAGGGTGAGATCAAGTATGATCCTGCCCTCGTTTCAGTTTGTTCGATCGATATCGAGACCAGCATTGAAGGCGGTTTTCCTGATATCGAGAAAGCAGATAATGAAATCACAGCGATTACCATCGGCCGCAGTGGTAGAAAGACTACGTTTGGTTGCGGTGAATATCAGGAGCATCAAAAAAATGTACAATATTACAAATGCGCAGACGAGTCTGCACTCTTACTCGCCTTTCTCGAAGTCTGGAACGGATCACTCTATTCGCCTGACGTTGTCACCGGCTGGAACATCGAGTTCTTCGATATTCCGTACCTTGTCAACAGGATTCGAAAAGTTCTTGGATCTGATCACGCTGAACGGCTTTCTCCCTGGAAAATACTTCGTGACTACAAAGTTAACAGCCGTGGACGAGACTGTATTTGCTATGCCCCTATTGGAATCGCAGTCCTTGATTACATTCAACTCTATAGGAAGTTTACGTACACCGAGCAAGAATCTTACCGGCTTGACTACATCGCTCAAGTTGAGCTGAATGAAGGTAAGATTGACTATCGTGACGAAGGTTATACCGATCTCGACGACCTTCGTCTAAGAAACTTTCAACGCTATATCGAATACAACGTTCGAGATGTTGAAATTGTTGAGAGGCTCGAAGATAAGCTAAAGCTCATCGAGTTGGTTTATGCCTTGGCTTATGATGCCAAGGTTAACTATGAAGATACCATGACGACCGTGAAACAGTGGGACGTGATCACTCACAACTACCTTCTCGATCGAAACATCGTGGTTCCTCTTAACGATAAGAATAAACCCGACCGAGCCTTCGTAGGCGGATATGTCAAAGATCCAAAGGTCGGCATGAGTAAATGGGTTGTGTCGTTCGATCTAAACTCCCTTTATCCTCACCTTATCATGCAGTACAACATCTCACCTGAGACGCTTGTCACTCGCTTAAAAGATAAGGTGTCGATCGACGACCTACTTGTTGGTGGCGCTAGTCAGTTCGGTGACTATCTTGATAAAACGAACTGCACTATCGCCGCCAACCTTTGTATCTATACAAAAGAAAGGCGTGGTTTCTTGCCATCGATTATGGATCGTATGTATGACGATCGTACTCGATACAAGAAGCAGATGATCAAGTGCAAGAAAGAATACGAGAAGACGAAAGATCCTCGTCTTGTCAAAGAAATTGCTCGTCTTGATAACATGCAAATGGCCAAGAAGATTCAGTTGAACTCAGCTTATGGTGCACTCGGTAACAAGTGGTTCCGTTGGTTTGACGTGAACAATGCTGAAGCCATTACCACATCTGGTCAGCTCAGCATTCGTTGGATCGAGAACAAGCTCAACGACTATCTGAATAAACTGCTGAAGACAGAAAACTTTGACTATGTACTGGCTTCTGATACCGACTCAGTGTATGTCACGCTCGAATACCTCGTCAAGAATGTATTCGGCGATGATGTTCCTGAAACCAAGAAGGTGATCCAATATATCGATAAGATTTGTAAAGAACGAATCGAACCATTCATTGATCGTTCTTATCAAGAGTTGGCCGACTACATGCATGCATATGCGCAGAAGATGCAAATGAAGCGAGAGAACATCGCTGATAAAGGCATTTGGAAAGCCAAGAAGATGTACATCCTCAATGTGTGGAACTCTGAAGGCATCGAATATGAGAAGCCGAAGCTGAAGATGACAGGCATCGAAGCAGTTCGATCTTCAACTCCAACTGCATGTCGTGATGCCATTAAGAAGTCTCTCGAGATTATTATGAGTGGATCTGAAACAGATCTTCAAAAGTATGTGGCCAACTTTAAGGAAAAGTTTTCATCTCTTGGATTTGATGACGTGGCTTTCACACGCGGCGTCAAAGACATCGAGAAATATTGGGTAGGTGGTAGGTTCCAAAGCCAAACGCCTATTCACGTTCGTGGTTCAGTTGTTTTCAATGAAATGTTAAAGAAGAAGAAATTGACAAATAAATATCAATTGATTACCAGCGGTGAAAAGATTAAGTTCGCGTATCTTCGAAACCCGAACCCGACACAAGACTATGTGATCGCATGTCCGAACGGTCTACCAAAAGAATTGAAGATGGAAACTTACATCGACTATGCGGCACAGTTCGAGAAAGGCTATCTCAGTCCTATCGAGTCGATCACAAATACAATGGGCTGGCAAGCAGAAAAACGCGCAACACTCGAGGATTGGTTCTCATGATGGTAACAGAATACACTGGTAATGAAAAATATGCAAACCGCAGAGCTGAAATTCATAAGCAAAGCTATGATGATTATTACTATGTCAAGTTTTTTGAAAACGATGAGCATATTGAAACGCGAGTTTTAAAAAGCAAAACATTACGATACGCCGAAGACTGCGCTGAAAACTGGACAATAGGAGTTATTAATGGCTAAACTAGATATAGACTTAGACTTTGATTTTGGTTTTACGACTTCTTCTGAAGAAGAAATCAAGCAAGAAGGCACTGATAAGGCACGAGCAATGTACGATGCTGTTATGCCTTTACTTACAAACTTAAAGAAAGATGCAGATAAAAACCCGATCATCAACTGGCCGAATCGTGGCGAGAAGATCAATCTCTTCATTGCTAAATTGAATGAGATACTTGCGAGTTAATAAAAATACTTGTGTACAAATAAAGATACGTCGTATATACTGGGACAATAAGACAAGGAGAAGTTATGTCAGATCTACTGAATAAATTGCGTAAGAATACCACAATCAAGGATTCAGATATTCTGTCTGATTCGAAGTTCTTCAATGCCAAGGATATGGTGGCAACAACTGTTCCAGCAATCAATATTGCATTGAGTGGTAAGATCAACGGTGGCTTCGTTCCTGGTTTGACTATTTGGGCAGGTCCATCGAAGCACTTCAAGACATCTTTTAGTCTTCTGATGGCAAAGGCATACATGGACAAGTATTCAGACGCAGTCATGCTTTTCTATGACTCAGAGTTTGGTACTCCTCAATCTTACTTCGACTCGTTCGGCATCGACACAACCCGAGTTCTCCATACTCCCATCACCGATGTCGAACAGTTGAAGTTTGATATTATGCATCAGTTCGAAGAGATCAAGCGCGGTGATCATGTCATCATCGTAATCGACTCTGTTGGTAACCTTGCATCGAAGAAAGAAGTTGAGGATGCGCTCAAGCAGAACTCAGCAGCCGATATGACTCGCGCAAAGCAACTGAAGTCATTGTTCCGCATGGTCACACCTCACCTCAATCTCAAAGACATTCCACTAGTCGTGGTCAATCACACCTACCAGACTCAAGAGATGTACTCGAAGGCTGTGGTTTCTGGTGGTACAGGCATCTATTACTCTGCTGATAACATCTTCATCATCGGTCGTCAGCAAGAAAAAGACGGCAAGGATGTGACTGGTTATAACTTCATCATCAACGTCGAGAAGAGCCGATTCGTGAAGGAGAAGTCGAAGATTCCTATCGAAGTATCATGGGATAAAGGCATCAGCAAATGGTCTGGTCTTCTCGACATGGCTCTCGAGTCTGGTCACGTCATCAAGCCAAAGGTTGGTTGGTTTCAGCGCGTGGACATGGAGACGGGTGAGATCCTTGAGAAGAGCTATCGTATGGCTGATACATACGAGTTCGGTTTCTGGCATCCAATCCTTCAATGCCCTAAATTCAATGAGTTCATTGAAAAGAAGTATGCTGCATCGAATGGTGCCATTATGCAAGCAGAAGATGAAGTGGCAGATGTCTATGAGATGGAGGATAAATGAGAATTGAACACATCATATTTGGAAATCTTATTGAAAACGAGGAGTACGGTCGGAAAGTCATTCCATTTCTGAAGGAAGAGTATTTTACCGACATCGTAGATCGTAAGATTTTCTCTATCATTCATGAATTTGTGGGAAAGTATAACAACTTTCCTACAAAATCTGCCGTCGAGATTGATCTTAACGATGTCGGCGGTCTGTCTGATGATCAGTTCAAGCTTGCCAAGGAAGTTGTATCTGGCCTTGATAAGTCTGAAGATCGTGATGTGGCATGGCTCGTAGATAATACTGAGAAGTTTTGTAAAGATAAGGCGCTATATAATGCTTTGATGCAATCGATTCAGATCGTAGATGATAGTAAGAAGGATAGCATATCTGTTGGATCCATTCCTCAGATCTTGACCGATGCTCTTGGTGTTTCTTTTGATAGTCATATCGGCCATGACTTCTTGGATGATGCACCAGAACGTTATGAGTTCTATCATCGGAAGGAAGTTCGTATTGGTTTTGATATTGACTACTTTAACAAGATTACTCAAGGCGGCCTTCCTCGTAAGACGTTGAACATTGCTCTTGCTGGCACTGGTGTCGGTAAGTCTTTGTTCATGTGTCATGGTGCTGCACACAACTTGATGGCAGGTCAGAACGTCTTGTATATCACTTTGGAAATGGCAGAAGAAAGAATCGCCGAGCGTATTGATGCCAATCTTCTTGGTGTGACACTCGACGATTTGAAAGAACTACCACAAGCGATCTACTACAAGTTGGTAGGGAAAGTCAAGGAACGAGCAAAAGGTAAGCTCATTGTAAAGGAGTATCCAACAGCATGCGCAGGATCCGCAAACTTTCGACATCTCTTGAACGAATTGAAGATCAAGAAGAACTTTATCCCCGACATTATCTACATCGATTACCTGAACATCTGTGCGTCATCGAGGATCAAGCCAGGATCGAACATCAACTCGTACACCTACATCAAGGCGATCGCCGAAGAGCTAAGAGGTCTGGCAGTTGAGTTCAACGTTCCCATCGTTTCTGCTACTCAAACTAATCGTTCTGGTTTCAGCAACTCTGATGTTGGCC